TTAATTATTACCGATGCAGGCCGTTCCGAAGTGATCAATGCCGATAACACAGGAACCGGGCCAGTCACTTTAACTGAAATAGCGCTCGGCACCGGCATTGCTGTAAGTACACCCGTACAAACTGCATTGCAAGCCGAGTTTAAAAGACTGACCACCATTAGCGGATTAGTGGTGGCCAACGACACTATTCATGTAACAGTACGTGACGAATCCAATGAGGCCTACAGTTTTAGCGAATTCGGTATTTTTACAGATTCAGGCACTCTGTTTGCTGTCTATTCTGCACCGGCAGACATTATGCAAAAAGCCGCAGCATCATCACTTAACCTAGCCGTTGATGTAGTGCTCGGTACTCTAGATGCCAATACTGTTACTTTTGGCGATACCGCCTTCGCCAACCCACCGGCCAGTGAAACAGTGTTAGGGGTGGCCGAGATTGCCACGCAAACTGAAACCGATACTGGAACGGACGACACAAGATTCGTAACCCCTAAAAAACTAAAAGCATGGGTTAAACAAGCGACTGAAACAGTTAATGGCATGTTAAAAATAGCCACCCAAGTCCAAACAGATGCAGGGTTAGATGATACGGTAGCCGTCACGCCTAAAAAAATGCGATTTGGGTTTTCAGTATCACTAGCATCTAATGGGTATATTGTTTTTCCAAGTTGGCTTGGTGGGCTTGTTATACAGTGGGGGGCGGGAAATGCAGACCACAATGCCACTATTACATTTCCAATAGCATTCCCAACAGCCGTATTTAATGTAACGGTATCAGACTTATCATCAGCAGGAACTACTAGCGATAATATTGGAATAATGGGTGCAGGAGGATTAACCACAACCAACTTTGTGATTTCATCAATCGCATATAACGGATCGCAACAAACAAATAATGGTTATTACTATATTGCAATAGGACATTAAGGATAAAAAAAATGATTTATTTTTCTAGTAAGAAAAAAGGGTTCTACCTTAGTAATATTAAGAGCCTTTATGAAAATACAGGAACATGGCCAGTCGATGCGGTGGAGTTAACCGCTTTAGAACGCGAAACTTACTGGCAACAGCAAGCGCCGCAAGGTCAAAAACTGGGTGGCGATGCCAATGGCCGTCCTGTCTGGATAGACTTGCCGCCTTTATCTGCCGAAGCACAGGCCAAACTAGATTCGCAACTTGCCAAACGCACCGGCGAACTTTACGCCGATAGCGGTATCATTGTGCCGTTTACGAATGAAGTGGCTAATGGTTTAGTGCAAGTGCAAAACGGTTTTGATGCTGCCGAAAAGTTAGTGGCTGCCGCAGCTATGACCCAAGCAGATTACGACGCCTTATCGGCAAATTTAGAGATCAGCGACACGGTTAAATTGACGTTAACGCCTGCCACCATCCTGCCGTTTTCGGCGTGGTTTTGGACAAAGCGCAGTGCCTTTTTCTAACAAAGTAAAGGTGGCGATTATCGTGCCATCCAACTGGTTGAAAAAGCCTTATTATGAGCTTTTAGAACCCGTTGAATGTGCTGGTCATTTAGTACCTTCAGGCTTTATATCAGATGGTGCAACAGTACCGCGTATTTTCTGGCCAATCTTTCCCCCGGTTGGCCGCTATCTAAAAGCGACGCTAGTGCATGATTACTATCTGCAACAAGGCATTGATCGCAAAACATGCGACCAAAAATTTAAGCAATGCCTTATAGTACTAAACGTAGAACCATGGCGAGTCACTGCGATGCTTTGTGCAGTGCGGGTTTATGGAATGATTAAAACAAAGATTTAGGAATGTCTCCAAACTGCTCAATAAGCGGAGTAATAGTTTCTCGGTTATGGCCACTGGCAAATTCAGTTTCAACAATGCTTGTTTTTAAGTCAATTCCACGTTGATATTCAACCCATTTTCCCGAATAAACCCATCCTTCTGGTGGATCAACTTGTACTTTTTTGTGTAGATCTATCTTATGAGAGCCTTTAATCCAGCCATCTTCTGTTAAAAACCATTGTGTCCATTCTTCACTTGGCATTTTGCTCCTTTTTATTAATAATCTTCCATAGATTGATCTGGCAACCATTCTGGAGGCAATTCAAATTCATCAAAAATAACCTGACAGGAATCCATATCTACACTGAAAGTTAATCCAGGTGAGCTATGTTCATCATAGCTATTCATATCCTTACAACCTGCGTAAAAGTCTGTAAAGAACTCGAAAAAGACAATACCAGATAAAGAATCATTATCATAATTAAAATCTTCTATTTCAGTATTGCCTATGTCTATAGTGGTTCTTAAATCACCGTCTGCTGAAACAAGCCGAGCGAAATACTCTCTGAACTCTCCAACGTTTTCAATAATTGCTTCTGTAATTTGATCATCAATATCCAGTCCATCTTCATAGTAAAAATCAAACTCGATATTCACCAATTCCTTATCCTTCATATCTACCCCAATCTTCTCAAACCTTTGAAATTCACTGTATTTAACAAACCGTTAATCTCTCTTTAAAGCACGGTTAAGCCTGAATTCCATTCTAAACAATTTAGCCAAACAAAAATGAATATCTAACACTCTCCCACAGGTAACACCATTCCACCCCTTATAAACTAAAGCCTGACTAATGAAATTATAGATTTTAAAATAGGAAGGATTAAATCATGGCTGAAACTTACATTCACGGGGTATCGGTCGTCGAATCAGACGATGGTGCCCGCCCAATTCGCACTGCGGCCTCTGCCGTCATTGGCATTGTAGGCACAGCGTCTGAAGCTGATGCCTTGCTATTCCCACTCAACACGCCCGTCCTGATCGCAGGCTCTCGTAAAGAAGCAGTCACGCTGGGCGTGTTAGGCACGCTGCCACAAGCGATTGACTCGATCTTAGACCAAGGCGGGGCGCTGATTGTTGTGATCCGTATTGAAGAAGGCCTTGATGCTGCGACTACCATGGCCAATGTGATTGGTGGCGTAGATGCTGTGACCGGTGATTATACCGGCATGCAAGCTTGGCTAGGTGCCAAGTCTGTGATTGGTTTTCAGCCACGCATCTTGATTGCCCCAGGCTTCTCAAACCAGCAAGCGATTGCTACAGAAATGTTTATCTTAGCGGATAATCTTCGCGGCTTTGCCTATATTGATGGACCTAACACTAATGATGCGGAGGCCCAAACTTACGTGGGTAACTTCGGTGGCAAGCGCGGTATGGTGATTGACCCCTGGGTGAAAGCCTTTGACGTGCTTTCCGCATCTGAAGTCGTTCGCCCTGGATCAGCGGTTGCCGCTGGACTGCGTGCCAAGATAGATACCGAGAAAGGCTTCTGGTGGTCTATGTCTAATCAGAACATCAATGGCATTATCGGCACGGTCCGTCCGGTTGATTTCAAAATGGGATCACGCACCGCGCGTGCCAATTTACTAAATGAAAACCACGTCACCACCATCATTCGTGAAGACGGCTGGCGCATGTGGGGCTCACGTACTTGTAACACCATAGACCCTAAGTGGGCGTTTGAACCAGTAGTACGTACAGCAGACCTAATCGCTGACTCAATTCAAGACGGCTTAATGTGGGCAGTAGACCGCCCAATCAACGCGCGCTTTTTAGAAGACGTCGCTTTAAGCGTTAATAACTATATCCGCCACTTAGTGAAAATCGGCGCTTTGATTGGCGGCGAGTGCTGGGTAGATCCTGACTTGAACGCACCTGATCAGTTAGAGCAGGGCAAGGTGTACTTTAAGTATGACTTTACGGCACCGGCACCCGCCGAGCAAATCGGTATTACTTCTGTGAATGTAAGCGATTACTACGCTGGCATCTTACCTACCAAATAAGGACTTGAATCATGAGCGATAGAGAACAAGCATATAAAGGGTTGTCAATGACCGTTATGGGGTTTGGTTTTTTAGGGTCTTTAACGGCCTTTGAACCACCTGAAGTAAAAGAGATGACTGAATCATACCGTGGTGGCCGAGCGGCCCCAATGAAAATGATGGTTGGTTATGAAGAGGTTGAATCCAAATTTAAACTAAGTCGTGACGATGCCAATGTGGCTGCGTTACGTGCCATTGTTGGGCGTGATGTGGTGATGACAATACGTGCATCTGCCGATGAAAAAGGCAAGACTATTGAAACTCATTGGGCAGTATATGGCCGCATCTATAGCGTGGAAACGGCAGAAGTTAAAGCGGGTGCAATAGTTGATAAAACCTACAGCGTGACCGTTGAAAAGTTTTTAAAATCGATAGACGGCATTCCCGTCGAAGGTTTTGATATTGCAACGGGCGAACTGAAATTTGGCAGCACTGATATCCTTGCGGATGTTAAAGCGCAAATTGGATTATAAGGTGACTATGATGAAAGAAACAGCAAAATCAACCACATCTTACAGCGTTTTAAAATCCTGTTTTATCGGCAAGGAAGGCACGGTCATCGAGTTAAACCCTCGACAGGCCGCCAATCTTTTAGCGGGTGGCTATATCGCACTGGCTAAACCAGTAGTTAAGAAAGGAGAAGTTAAATGAGCATAGAAATCAAACTTTCTTATCCTATTGATGACGGTGGCCAGAAAATCGAAAAACTAGCGATACGCCGCCCAACTGTAATGGACCTGATGGTCATGGAC